ATCCCTTCATGTCTGAAGATAAAGGAATAACTGGATTTGCTTATGAGTCTATATCTGAGAATCATCAATCGCTATTCAGGGCTGACTGGGAAATACCTCAAATTGTTCCTACATGGACTTTCCATTACAGATTTGGCATCTGTATGTTTATGCATAAAAATAGTTTTCATAAAATTTCAAATGACTATAAAATCTTTTATGGCGACACACACCAGTTTGATGTAAATTCATCGTTGAATCGGCAAAACTATAGAATTGAAAACTATGCATGCATGACAAAAATGAAGAGTTCGTCACGCAACTTCAACTCTATCACTGAAGAGGATAGTAGAAAATATAAAGAAAACAATCAAGCATGAGTTTAATGGAAGAGACAGTAAGGAGGTTGTTATGATTTCTGTAATAGTTCCAACAATGTGGCGTGCACCGCACTATAAAAAGATGCTGCCTTTATTGGACAAGCACCCTTTGGTTGGAGAGATTATTGTCATTGACAATGATACATCACAAACTGATCAAAGCATTTTCGATCTAAAGAAGATAGTTTATCTTCCACAAAAAGAAAACATCTACGTCAATCCTGCGTGGAATCTTGGTGTGAGTGTTTCCAAATATGACAAGTTGTGCATTCTAAATGACGATTGTCTCATCAATCCGAGTTGTTTGACTCAGATTATCTGGAAGATCTCTCCCGATAAAGGAATATTTGGCTTCTCTGAATTAAGTTATTGTGGATATTCTTTTGAAACATTCGATCAGCTGTGTTCTATGGGTTTCGGTTCTACCGTAGAATTCGAAGAAGTAGATGTAAGAAATAACAAAAAGTATTCTGGAATGCCACATTTCTCTTATGGGAGCGCAATGTTTCTTCATAAACAAAGTTACTATACAATTCCAGAAAAATTTAAAATTTATTTCGGCGACTTGTTTATTTTCTTGATGAATTTAAAACATAAGAAAATTAATTATACAATTGAAGAAGGTTTGGTTTGCACCAACATGTCATCAACATCCAGCAGCAAAAATCCTCAGATAGAGTCTCAATTAGAGTATGAGATAAAGATATCTTTCTCAGAGAAAGATCTTTTATGATTTGTTTGCAAGATATGAGTTGACCAAGATCTTGCTCTATTCCGAATAAAAGGTTGCTAAATCGAAAGAAATAGGGTATAATAGTAATACAAAGAGCATCTACAAATTGATGATGCGCGAAGATTTTAAAATTTCTCATACTGATAAGGTGAACAAAAATGAGTCTACTCGAAAAGTTAAAGAAAAATACAACGATTAAAGATACTGCTATTCTTGCAAAGTCTAAGTTCTTTGCTGCCAAGGATATGATACAAACTAAGATTCCTGTGGTGAATGTCGCATTCTCTGGCGATCTTGATGGTGGCTTCACTCCTGGACTTACGATGTGGGCTGGTCCATCGAAGCACTTCAAGACTGCATTCAGTCTCTTGATGGCAAAGGCGTATCAAGATAAGTATCCTGAATCTATTGTTCTATTCTATGATTCAGAGTTCGGTACGCCACAAAACTATTTCACTTCATTTGGTATTGACACTGATCGTGTTATTCACACTCCAGTTACAGATGTTGAGCAATTGAAGTTTGACATCATGAATCAATTAAGCAACATTGAGCGTGGTGAGAAAGTAATGATTGTCATTGACTCGATTGGCAACTTGGCTTCGAAGAAAGAAGTTGAAGATGCTCTTGATCAAAAGTCTGTTGGTGACATGACTCGCGCAAAGCAGATTAAGTCTTTGTTCCGTATGGTCACACCACACCTTACTCTGAAGGATATCCCAATGGTTGTGGTCAATCACACATATATGGAAATTGGTATGTTTCCGAAGGCAATCGTCGGTGGCGGTACAGGTTCTTACTATTCGGCTGATAACATTTACATCCTTGGTCGTCAGCAGGAAAAGGATGGAACTGAGTTGATTGGTTATAATTTTATTATCAATGTTGAAAAATCGCGTTATGTTCGCGAAAAAGCCAAGATCCCAGTTACTGTTAGGTTTGATGGCGGTATTAGCAAGTATAGTGGTCTACTTGAAATGGCTCTTGAATCTGGTCATGTAACCAAGCCCAATGTTGGTTGGTACGCCAAAGTTGATACTAAAACTGGTGAGGTTGAATCAAAGAAGTGGCGCATTGCTGATACAGAATCACCTGAATTCTGGGATAGTATTCTATCTAACAATTCATTTAAAGAGTGGATTCGTAAAAATTATCAATTCAGTTCTGCTGTTGCTGGTAGTCTATCATCTGATGTAGAAGAGTCTGAGGATGATTAAAAATCTAATTGCTAAACTTGAATTTTGGTATGTCAAGAAATTTTTCAAAGTTGAGAAGCAATACACTTTCTTCGTGGATCTTAATGGTCCACCTGGAAGTTTTGCGGTCAAATTTTTGGGAAAATATGATGCCGTAATCGTCGAGTTTACTGATGTGAAAGTTGGCGATGATGGTTTGATGACGTTTGATTATGATATCGTCTCGAATTTAAACAACATAGACACCAAGAGCAAATCGTTTCAGCGATTTACTTCTAATGTGATGCGTAGTATACTTATGAGTGCAATTGATAATGCGATGAAGGAATTAAATGAAAACGGAAACATTGATCTTGTCGAATCTGATGCAGAACGAGTCTTTCATGAGGAAGACGCTGCCGTTTCTGAAGAAAGAGTACCTGACCGAAAGCCACGAAAGAAAGGTATTCGAAGAAATAAAAGACTTCATTCTGAAGTACAACAGTCTACCACCGAAAGCAGCACTGGAGATTAGTCTAAAAGAATCAACCAAACTCACTGAGATTGAGTTAAATAAGTCACTCGAACTCCTAAAGGAAATCTCGAATGACAAGTCAGAGCAAAAACTCGAATGGCTTCTTGATACAACTGAAAAGTTCTGTCAAGAAAAGGCTGTGTACAATGCTATCATGGATTCCATTCAGATTCTTGACGGTAAAGACCCGAACCGTGGTAAAGGAAGCATTCCTACTCTCTTGTCTGATGCTTTGGGGGTTAGTTTCGATCCTCATATTGGTCACGACTTTTTGGATGGTTACGCTGATCGCTACGATTTCTATCATCGTATCGAAAAACGAATCCCCTTCGATCTTGAGTATTTCAACAAGATCACTAAAGGTGGACTTCCGCAAAAGACCCTTAACATTGCTCTTGCAGGTACTGGCGTCGGCAAGTCTCTGTTTATGTGCCATGTGGCTGCTGGTTGCTTGGCTCAAAACTATAACGTTCTCTACATTACTCTAGAAATGGCTGAGGAAAAGATCGCTGAGCGTATCGATGCGAATATGATGAATGTTTCTATGGATGATCTCATGAACATGCCAAAAGACATGTATGAGAAGCGCATGGGTAAACTCAAGAGTTCTATCAAGGGCAAGTTGATTATTAAGGAATATCCAACTGCGTCAGCAAATCCTGCTCACTTCCGTGCATTGATTAACGATCTTGCGTTAAAAAAGAACTTCCGTCCAGATATTATCTTCATTGACTACCTAAATATTTGCGCATCTGCAAGAATTAAGGCTGGCGCAAATGTCAATTCCTACACATACATCAAAGCAATCGCAGAAGAACTTCGTGGACTCGCCGTCGAAAACAATGTGCCGATTGTCTCCGCAACTCAGACGACAAGGTCGGGCTTTTCGAATTCAGACCCTGGCTTGGAAGACACTTCCGAGTCTTTTGGTCTGCCTGCTACTGCTGACTTCATGTTTGCACTCGTCAGCACAGATGAACTTCAACAAGTAAATCAATTGCTTGTCAAGCAACTTAAAAATCGTTATAACGATCCAAACCTCCATAAACGATTTATGATTGGAGTTGATAGAGCCAAGATGAAGTTATACGATCTTGAACAGAAAGCACAAGATTCAGTGATGCAGGAAAACAATTCAAAGCCAGCCTTTGATCGTGGTCGAAGCACAGATAAGTTTAAGAATCTAAAAGTATGAGAATTATGAAGGATGTGCATAAACGCCAAAAGCAGATTGCTGACTTAATTGATAATTGGGTCGGCGAGAAAAGAATTGCACCTCTGATTCGTAAACTCAACAAACTTTTTGAGAAGGATAAAGTTGTATTTGCTTCCAGTCGATACAATGAAAAATATTATGCAGATTATCCAATACTTGTTTCTGGTTTATACCAGTCTCGTTTTATGGGTATTCCCGACTGCATTTACATCTATCTTAGCCTTCCATCTGATAAACTGTCAGTGACCATGACACCAAAGGGCGCGAAGAATTTGTCAGTCAATGTCACCAAAGTGCTTTTTCATGAACTGCGGCATCGACAACAAAACATCAAGAGAAAGTATAAAATTACACCTACACCATATAAAGTAGAAGATGTAGAACGCGATTATCAGATGATGTATCTGGGTTCGACTGATGAAATAGATGCTTATGCATTCGAAACAAAGTTCGATAATGTTGCGCTAAATAAATTACGAAAGGCGCATACGATTGGCTGGAGAAATTCTGAAGCCATCTTTATGTATCGCAAACACTTTCGGGATCAAGACCCTAAAGTGTGGAAAAAGTTTTTAAAGAAGGTTTATAAAAATGGCAATTCTCTCAAATGAGACACAATTTAAAAAATTTTTAAAAGGTCTCGGTATAACTACATATCGAACTGCTGGGAATAGCATTGTTCTATCATCAACTCAAAGATCGCGAAGCGGTAGAAAATCTGAACTAGCTGCAGTTCAAGCATTCTTTAACGGATCAAAATACATTGACGATGGTCGCTCTGGATATGTTGTAACTAAAGTTAACAATAAAGAAATTAAAATATTTTCCAAACCAGAAAAAACCGCCAGCGGAATTATATTAAAACCAAGTTTTTTTGAAGGAATAACTGATATTGATATTCCTCTTTCGGAATATGCAGAAAAAGTAGAAAAGGGAATAAAATCTAATGACAAACTCGATGGTCAACAAAAACAATTATTACTTGCACTATTGAAGTATCACACAACATTTTCAACTGTAGATTTGACTGCGCTAAAAAAGACCTTTAATGCATTAAAGACAACATTACCATTGAGTACAATCAATAATGATTTTGGTGAAGTTCTAGGTCCTCTAGCGATTCTTAAAAAGAAATTACTTCCAATAAACATAAGAACAGCTGTGGTTTTTATTCCGTCAAGAAGTAATGAGCCGCTACTTGACTATAGGATTTATGATAAAGAAAAGAAAACAAATTACAAAATCTCAGCAAAGTCTGGTGACACCACAAATACATTAAAGCCTGGTGATGTTATTAAACTTATTGATGGTAGTGCAAAGATGAAACAAAAGCATCAAAGTACTGATCAATATAAGGTGTTACAACTGCTAACTGAAAATACTTGGAAAGAAGGACCGATACTTGCCCTAAACTATTTGAAAAGCAAAAATTTTAGTGAAACGAAATGGTTAAAGGAAACGAATTATACTGAACCCACAAGGCAACAATCTGAAAACTCGCTAGTCAAAATATCAAAAGAAAGTTTGGACTTCACTAATATATATGTTGATGCGACTAACGCTAAAGTTTATTATGTGAAGTTTCTTTTAGATGTAACTGGGGTGCCTACATGGGAAATACTACTAGATTCTAAGAACAGACCAAAATCAGATAAAAGAATTGAATTTAGATCTAAGAATTTTGTTGGTCGACCAAATGGAGATAAGTTAGGTTTTCAACCAAAATAAATTATTGAGGCTTTATGACTACATTTGTGACTGGTGGATTGGGGTTTATTGGTTCTAATTTTGTAATCTCCCACCTTAAAAAATATCCTTCGGATGAGATTGTCGTCCTCGACAATTACTCTTATTCTGCAAACAGCAGTAATCTAGATAAATTTTATGATGACTGGCGATTGCAAGTCAAGAGAGTTGACATTCGCAATCTTCAATTTTTGGAGCACATGTATTCCAGCTATGAACCAGATATTACTTTCCATTTTGCGGCTGAGTCTCATGTTGATAATTCTATCCGTGGTGACGATGACTTTCTTAGCACCAATATTAACGGCACCCATAACATTCTAAAGTGCATCAAGAAATATGGTGGCAAGTTAGTCCATGTTTCTACTGATGAAGTTTATGGAAGTCTTGGTCTAGATGATCCTTCGTTCAGCGAAACTACGCCATACGATCCACGCAATCCATACTCTGCAACTAAAGCAGCCAGCGACCACCTAGTTCGCTCTTATGTAAACACGCATAACCTAGAAGCAGTTGTAACTAACTGTTCGAATAATTATGGTCCTCATCAGCATAAAGAAAAGTTTATTCCAAATATCATTCAACATATCAAAAACAACACACCCATTCCTGTTTACGGTAATGGTTCTAATATTCGTGACTGGTTGTTTGTTGAAGACCATTGCGATGCACTTTTAACTATTGGCGAAAACTTTAAGCGTGGTGATCGGTACAACATTGGTGGTGGATTTGAGTGTGACAATCTAACCATGGTTTCTATGATTTTGAATATCATGGGTAAGCCACCAGAAACACATAAGAATTGGATTAATTTTGTGGATGATCGAAAGGGTCATGATTTGCGTTATTCGATAAATTCAGGTAAAATTAAAAATGAACTTGGATGGGAAGCAAAAACAAATATATTTGATGGTTTGAGAAAAACTGTGGAGTGGTATCTATGAGAAAGGGTATAATTCTATCAGGTGGAATGGGCACTCGTCTTTACCCATGCACTGAAGTGACTTCGAAACAATTATTGCCAGTTTATGACAAGCCGCTGGTGTATTATCCATTATCGACATTGATGATGGCTGGTATTCGCGATATCATGATTGTAAACTCGCCGAATGACGCAGAAGCATTTAAGCGACTCTGTGGTGATGGATCTCAATGGGGCATTAGCATTTCATACTCAATCCAGCCAGAGCCAAAGGGTATTGCTGAGTGTTTCCGTATCTGCGAAAAGTGGATTGGAAAAGATGATGTCACACTTATTCTTGGTGATAATATTTTTTATGGAAACGAATTGATTAATCGATTTAATTCAGCAACTTGGAATAATGTCGGTTGTACTCTATTTGCATATCATGTGAACGATCCAGAAAGGTTTGGTGTCGTTGAACTCAATGCAGACGGTGATATCATAGGAATTGTTGAGAAACCAAAATTTGCTCCGAGTAACTATGCTGTCACTGGGCTTTACTTTTATGATAATAAAGTAGTGGACTATGCATGGCAGATCTTACCTTCAGCAAGAGGTGAGTTGGAAATTACAGATATTAATAATCTGTATTTAAAGAATCACGATGTTAAGGTTGAGTATCTCAATCGTGGCATTGCGTGGATTGATACTGGTACTTTTGAATCACTCTCAGAAGCATCCGTATTCGTTGGGTCTGTGCAGCGTAGAACTGGTATGATGATCGCATGTCCTGAAGAAATTGCGTTTAAGAATGCATGGATTACTGCACACCAAGTTCGTGCGTCAGCAGACAAATATCATAAATCTGATTATGGGAAATATCTGGGAAGGATACTACAACAACATGAATATATTAATCGTCGGTAGAGGTTGGGTTGGTCTAAAAGCATTCGACCAACTTGTTATAAAAGGGCATGTGGTTACAATCTGCCCACACCATAAAGCTGAACTTGCTATTCAGAAAAACAGTTATGACTGGGTCATAAACTGTGCTGGTGTAACAGGTTCGCCAAATGTAGATGCATGCGAAAAAATTAAACGAGAAACAATGGAAGCGAATGGAATTTTTCCATTGAGACTTCTAGAAGAATGCGATAAAGTTGACGCAAGATTTGCGCACTTCTCGAGCGGATGTATCTACGAAGGAGAAATTGACGATGTTTATGCGGATCCCAATTTCTTCGGCAGCGCATATTCAGTCAGTAAGGGTGTGTCGGATCTCTTGTTAAAAGATCGATGCTTGCTTTTTAGAGTACGCTTGCCATTTGATGATACGAACAATTCTAAAAACCTTTTGCAAAAGTTGTATAATTATTCAAAATCAGGTAAACTAATGGAAGGTGGTCTAAACTCAATTACAGATATTGACGAAGCTGTAGAGCATGCAATTAATCTGATTGAAAAGGATGCAAATGGTCCTTTTAATCTTGTCAATTGGGATCCAATCACGAATCATGAAATTGCTGACATGATGGGATTAGATTGCGATTGGTATACGAAAGAAGAATTTGTAGGTGTAACTACTGCTCGTCGTTCTAATTGTGTCATTCCTGCTTATGAGAGAATGTCACCTGTTAAAATCGCTTTGGCTAAACGAATTGAAATATTTAAGGAAACATTATGAGTGACGTAAAACAAATGATTGAAGAATTGGTTGCTGCTGTCGGCACACCGAAGTATGCTTACAATTGCAAGGAATTCAATCCTGAGAAAGACACAGTATTTTATTCTGGTCCTTATTGGGATGAGAAAGAAATTATTGCTGGTGTTACTGCATTTTTAACAGGCAAGTGGCTTGTTTCTGGTGAAAATGTTGCCAAGTTTCAATGGGCATTTGGTCACAAGTTTAATGTTAAACACTGTCACATGGTAAACTCTGGTTCATCGGCTAATTTGACGATGGTTGCTGCTCTTAAGAAACACTTGGGTTGGAAAGATGGTGATCAAGTTATCGTATCACCAGTAGGCTTCCCGACCACGATTGCTCCATTGGTTCAAAATGGACTTGTTCCAGTCTTTGTCGATATTGAGATGGAAACACTCAATTTTAATCTTAACAATGTTGAAAATCAAATCACCGATAAAACAGTTGCGATTTTTGTTTCACCTGTTCTTGGCAATCCACCTGATATGGATATTCTCAAGACAATGTGTGAAAAGCACAATATTCTTTTGATTGGTGATAACTGTGACTCACTTGGAACGAAATGGGATGGTAAGTTATTGACGGATTATTATTATTCGTGGACAACATCGTTCTACCCTGCGCACCATATGTCAACTGGCGAAGGTGGCATGGTTTGTTCAAATGACGAGCAACTCATCAACATTGCTCGGAGCATTAGTTGGTGGGGTCGTGATTGTCGTTGCGTTGGTTCTGCAAATCTATTGGCTTGTGGAACATGTGGTAATCGATTTGATAAGTGGCTTGAGGGTTATAATGGAATAATTGATCACAAGTATCTGTTTACAAACATGGGATATAATCTAAAGCCATTAGATCTTCAGGGTGCAATTGGTATTGAACAACTGAAGAAGATTGATGACATTGATGTAAAACGAAGAGCAAATTTTAAACGCATCAAGGACATCTTCCATCGATACATTCCTGGAGTTCGTGTTGCTTCTGCTTTAGATAATGCAGATCCTTCTTGGTTTGGAATTCCATTAATTACAGACACGCCTGAGTTGAAAGAAAAACTCCAAGCCTTCTGTGAAGCAAATCGAATACAGACTCGTAATTACTTTGCAGGAAATATTCTGTTGCATCCTGGTTATAAGCATCTTGATGATGCTTCGAAGTATCCAAATGCGAACAAAGCATTGAGCAATGTATTCTTCGTCGGTTGCCCACCGCATTATGGCGAAGATGTATTTGCTTATTACGAAAGCGTGATGGCAAAATGGCAATCGTAAACGTTTTCGGAGCACATGGTTTTGTCGGAAGTGAATATTGTAAAATATCAAAACAAGATTATATTAAAAATGATAGAGATAATTACCAAGTACAAAGTGCAAATTGCGTTTACTTTATTAGTACCGTTGATAACTATAATATACACATCGACTCTCTTTTGGATATTAACACTAATCTCATTGTCCTCGTAAAAGTTCTCGATGAATATAGAAATTATGTAAAAGAAACTGGTGAGAAAGGCACCTTTAATTTCATCAGTTCTTGGTTTGTTTACGGTAAAGATTCTGGCTTCAAGGAAGGCTCTCGTGGCATTCCTGAAACTGATTCTTGCGATCCAAAAGGATTTTATTCAATCACAAAGCGATGTGCTGAACAGTTGCTTATGTCTTACTGTGAAACATTTGATTTAAACTATCGTATATTAAGATTAGCAAATGTTCTTGGTAAAGAAGATAAGAAGGTTTCTGCGAAGAAAAATGCTCTTCAATATCTGATAAAGGAGCTCGAAGCCAATCGCCCTGTTGATCTCTATGACTCTGGTTATTTTTATCGTGATTATATTGATGTTAGAGATTGCGCTCGAGCCATCGATATCTGTGTACGAACTGGCGAACAAAATAGCATCTATAATATTGGAAATGGTGTGCCGATAGTCTTTCGAGATGTTATTCGCTACGCTCGAGATGCGATGGAATCTGGCTCAGAAATTCGCACCATTGAACAGAAAGAGTTTCACAAGAAAGTCCAATCCTCTCGCTCTTTCTTTATGGACAATGCTAAATTAAGAGCACTTGGGTACAAACAAAAATATCAAATTTATGAAACAATTGATCAAATTATACATAATGTCTTAACGAATAAAAATAACTAAATAAGATTGTACAATCCCACAGTGTGGAAGAATTATGTTACGATTTACTCTATTCGTAGAATCTATTTTAGTTGAAGCCAAAGCCGATGCTCCTGGAATTCTCCACATCGAGCATCCATCAGATCGAACATTTGATGGTCATGAAGCCGCCCACCACGCAGTCAATACAATTAAAGGTGTTGCGCAAGGAAAAACTCCTGTAACTCGTAAAATTGACGATAAAATGTCATTTCAAACCAAACGCGAAAGTGATGGACGCGTTGGTGTTAAGTATAAGGGCACAGGTTCAACTTATAATTACTCTGAAGCCGATGTAGACAAGCAACATGGTCATAAACCATACCTTGCAAAGCCTCTCAAAGCAGTTTTAGCCCATGCTTCTAAAGTTTTACCGAAAGGGAAGGGTGAATATCAAGGTGGATTTATGTCTACACCTGAATCTCGCGAAGAAAAGGGTGGAAAAATTCGCCATACACCGAATACCTTAACATATTCAGTACCAAAAAACTCTGAAGAAGGTAAAAAACTTGCAAATTCTCAGGTCAGCGTTACCATTCATAGTAAATTAGTTGGTCCAAAGCGTAAAGCAAAGCCAATTACAGACCAATCGTCATTCGGATCACACCCAGATGTTCATTTAGTTGACCACACGGTTTCTAAATCTGAACAAAAGTTGTCTGCAGGTGATAAAAAAGCCGTTTTGACTCATGTTACAGCTGCTTCCAAGCTCTTAAAGGGTCATTCATACGACCATTTAACTGGTCATGGTGAAACTTTACGCCGTTATGTGAATTCAACCGTTGATTCTGGTGAAAAACCAAATGTTAAGGGTTATAAAGCCAGCCTAAACAATCGTTGGCAGAAAGAAATCGATAAAGTTAAGACTGAAAAGGCTAAAAATGCCAAATCAGCTGCTAAAGATGCCGCACTTGCTCATGTTGATAAGAATTCAGAGCATTTTCAACGATCATTCGACATCCATCATCACGTTCAACAAGCAACTAACATTCTTGCGAGAGGTTTAAATAGTACTGCAAACGGTGGGTATACTCATCATATTGGCGAGAAAGAGTCTGGTCCAGAAGGTTTTGTTGCCAATGGATTGAAAGTTGTAGATAGAGAAGAATTTAGTAAAGCAAATCGCGCCAGAGGCGCATTATTGAAGGCAAAACAATGAGTAAAGCCACCTGGACTTTTGGTCGCTTCAATCCTCCGACAGAAGCTGGACACGGCAAGTTAGTCTCAGCTGTTCAAGCACATGCAGAAAAAACAGGCGGTCGCCATTATATTTTCCCATCACATTCTCAAGATGCAAAAAAGAATCCATTGAGCCACGGCGAAAAGGTCGGCGCAATGAATCGTTTATTCCCAAATGCAAATGTAGTTGCCAGCGGTAAGGTTCGAACTGCAATTGACGCAATGAAACATTTAGAAAAACAAGGTCACACTCATGTGACTATGGTTGTTGGTTCAGATCGTGTTGACAACTTCCATTCTCTGCTCAATAAATATAGAAAGAAAGAATATCCAGGAATTAAAAAAGTCAATGTTATATCAGCGGGTCAACGAGATCCAGATGCAGAGGGTGCAGAAGGTATGTCTGCTTCTAAACTGCGCGGATTAGTTGCTGCTGGAAAGAAAGACGAATTTGTTTCACACTATAGCGACAAAAAACTTGGCGCACATATACACGATAAGGTAAAGGCAGCTATGCAAATGGAATCAGTTTCACCAATTGGTATTTTCCTACTTGGCGGTCCAGGTAGCGGAAAGGACTATGTCCTGA